CGGCTATCAGTTCATAGAACGATTTGTTGCCAAAGAGATGTTACGAGTAACATCCCACCGCCACGATATACGAGTTTTAACTCTCGTATAGGCCGGTAACTTATCCGGGTCGAGAATGTCGCCCCTGATAGCACTGCCACGCTCGTCATAAAGACGGGTGTGCTCTTCTTCCAATGGATGAAGAGAAGATACACGGGTAAACCAATCATGGAGCCCGTAGTAACCTGGAATGCCATCACGTTCACCGCACACGCCATAAGTAAATGGCGCGCGCGGGAAGCTAACGAAGGCTTCATCTCGCTGAATCGTAACTACTGGTCTGCGCACCTTAACAAGGTGTAAATCATTATCGATCTTATAACGGAACGATGATGACGCAGCTTCCAATAACGGAAGAGAATCAGTGTAATACACCATCGAACGAGGTTCGGTAGCGTACTGCAAAGGTTCACAGTAAAGTGTCCCACCCACTACAGACTTGTAGGTGTGGGCAATCGCATCACTAATAACGCTACCAAAATAATTGGTAGTATTGTTAAGAAAAGCGATATACGAGGCAGCGTTAAAGGTTTTTAATCTAAGCACGGAGATATCACAACCTCCGTAGTACTCAGCACCACAAGATTCGCGAAAGCGACCTTTGTGGAGAGACTTCGTCGAATTAACGACGAGGCCATAAGCACTAAGCTTAGAGCAGACGGCATCAAAAAGTCCGTTAGGGACTATGATGTCATCACCATAAACGTAAACGTCGTCGGTAATGGTCTTAACGATAGAATAGAAGAACATAGCCTCTATAGGAAAGCATAATGCTGAACCCATAGCTGCAAATTTCTTTAATTCAATATCACCATGACCAGGTACTGACGCAACAGCTGAACGAGTGGCTACTAAGAAAGGTAACCAATCGGTCGGACAGATGGAGGCGATGACGTGCCAAGGCACGCGATCACTTGCATCAGACAAATCGATAGTAGCATAGCTACGATCGAATGATCCAGATGCAGCCAACGCACGGTTGATCGATTGATTTGTAAAATTAATTCGACCACGTGCGGGAGAGCGATGTTCTATAAAGTCATACAAGATTTCTTGCAGACCTTTTTGACAGAACATCCTTTCATGAGGCTCCATACAAATACCTCGCGGGCCGCGGGAGTCCTTCGGGACTAGCGCAAACCGTGCGGTAGGTTCGACAGGAGTCGCAGAGTAAACCGAGAAATGCATACGCATATGATCGGAATTATAGAAAAACGTATCAGGTTCGAAGACTCTCATCAAAGATGGGATATTACGAACTAAAATACGTCTTTTAAACTGCGAAACCTTATCAGCAGTAGCACCACCACTGTGATGTGGACGACTATCTTCTGGGAAACTAGGGAATAAGGTACGAAATGTACTAATGACCTCACGTTCCACAGGAAGAGATAGAGGTATTGACTTATCAACACTTACAAACTTGTCATAAGCGTCACTGGCCATTTGGTCAGAAACGGGTACTTCAAGTTTGTAAAAGAGGTAAGTCAATTGGCGAATTACGCGGATACTGTTAACACACGGTTCCTTTCTTATAGTACCATCTTCATCGAAGATTTTACTAAAGAAACTGTGTAAAAAGGCAGGGTAAGGAAAATCCTTATAACGCTTGAACGATGATGTTTTAATAAAAACACCAGTTTCAAGAGACCTGTCTAAATCTTTCCCCAAAAGGGGAAGGGTTACAGTAAAAAACGGGAGACCTTCATCGGCACGTTTAACAACGTGGTCAATGTCGATCTTCTCGACTCCAAGGGATTCGGCCAAAGGCCCCCAAAGGGCCAGACTCTTACATGTCACAGTACGCTCCATTTCTGGTTTCTATGTACGGACATAACCCACATGTATCAATGTGTTACGAAATAAGCTACTTTAGCTTATTTTTACGGGGAAAGAATACGTTTAATATAACACGTACTAATTTCACCAACACATTCCAGTTCACTAGACTTCTCTATTGAGGAATTTAGTAAAGTTCGCCTCAACACCGAGGAAACCGATGATCTCTTTAAGTTGAGCAGTTAGCTCAGCATTAATGGTATCACGGTCAACCGTAGGGTTGTAAGCGATCTTGAACTGGGTGCGCACGACGTCACTAATGCTTGAAACAGCACATCCGGAAACGGACGATGCCGTAACAGTACGAGTGTTGTCACGCATGATAACAGATGAAACACGGCCATTGTTAGCTACCTCGTGAGAGATAGTCAGCAAATTTGGCTCAGATACAGATTGCTCTGCATCTGCACGGACACTTTTACCGTTAAACAATAAAGTTTGCGAGTAAACGTGATCGTTTGTTCCATCGTTGAGGGTAATGTCAGAAGCGTACATAGAAAAACCTTTGTTTTAATTTTGCTTAAGCAAAAATTCACTTAAGCTTAGTTAGGGTAAAGGCAACGGAATTAACCAGTTGCCTCTTCCGAGGATAGTCAAGTTGAAAACCAATATTGGTAGCCAACAGACTACGAACAGTAGCAGCAGGAATTGGATACCGTACATAGTACGATACAGTTTCGCTGCAGCTGAGATCGTTGACGGCGCCACCCCATTGTAGGTTTGTATACCTATTAGAGGTGCCGCTGCAATCGCACTTGATTGAATAACACGCATCGATAATATCGATACGTAACAATGAGTCAAAAGATGGCTCAATTGATTTCAACCAGGTGTCAACGTGAAGGAAGTAGTCGATCAACCATGAAAATGGTATAGCGGCCCATGTCGAGCTCACTGGTTTAGTTAAACCTAGAGACTCGGCGATAAGCCGTGGACGACTAGCAACCGGAATCCGTAAAGGAACATAATAGAACGAAAGGCGAGATGAAATCTGCCGATGGGCCACATCCTGAAAATCAGACGAGCTTACATAAGCTGTGCTGCCAGGATCGTGGTCTGGTTCGGAATAATTATCACTACTCGAATCTAGAGTAGCGTGCTTGTTCCAAACTGTTCTATTATCAGCGGCTTTGTTCCATCGATCAATAAAAGCATCAATGGAATCAAGGAGGTTTATAAGCCTCGACAGGTCTTGTATAAGCGGTAAAGTTCCAAACTCTACCGTGAGATACGAGATGCCTGAATTTTTGGCGAATTGCTTAGCATTCTGATGAACGTTAGCAAGCCGACCAAAAGACTTGAACAGCTGTGGGATAATCGTAAAGGACTCTTCAATATCGGCTAAAAACTCGATAATATTAGTTCCAATCATATTGGAAATATCGGGTTGCATTCGCTGTAAAGCGACCGCAATAGCAGATAAATCAGGGCCCGGAGGTGGTGAGAACATAGACGTCATCCGATCGGACGGCGTCTGGTTTCCAACACAATTGGTACCATGGTAGCGATAAAGCTGACCATCAGTACCGATACCACTGTTACTGAAGCTTTTAGGCTTATGTGTAACAGTAGACTTACGATTGTAAACGTACTTAGAAGTCCGAAGGGGAGAACAAATACGAGGTTCATTTACCTCATCAGTTATCGCTTCGGAATAAACGTTAGACCAAGATCCTGACACCAGCCAGACACCAACGCCGTTGCAATCAACGCCGTGTGTGCCTGTGCCGGAGCCAAGATCGGTCTCACGGCTTCTAGTACGTGTAACAAGTCCCATAATGTATCCTTTAAGGAGCATTTAACAGAAGTTCTGACCGAGCCCAAAC